TACACTCCAGATGAAGCAAAGTCTCGTCGTGCAAATATGTCCGATGATGATAGAGCAGCAAGACACCGTGCTGCTGTAGATCCTGATGATGATCGTGATGAGAATACATACTCAGCAGACAGAACGAAGAATCCCAAGAAGCAACGTAAGCAGGCTGCTATGGGAGAAACAACACCAACAAATAAAAAGGAAGGTTATGCTTATGACAATCAAGAAGAAGTTTCAAAAGAAAGCAATCAAAGCATCGCAGAAACCGAAACTAACTTCTTGACATTTGGACAATTTACTGAGCAAGCAGCAAATCCTGCACAACAGGCAGCTATTGCAATCGCTAAAAAGAAAGGAATGAAAGAAGCAAAGTATTATGATCCAATGGAAGATCCTGATTTTGATCCACACGAAGCAGAAAAAAATAGAGGAGTATCTGGTAAGAACAATCCAAAAGGAGGTAAGAAACCAAAAGGAATGAGGGAAGCAGTAGAAGAACTTGATGAGGCAGGTAAAAGGTGTTGGCCTGGATATAAAAAGAAAGGAACACAAAAAATATTTGGGAAGACTTATAATCGTTGTGTAAAAGAAGAAGAGGTTGAGAATCTAGATGAGCTCAATCGTTATGAAAAAGAAACTGGCAAAGATCTAAAAACAGGTAAACCAGTAACTAAAGGTGGCACTTTGGGTGGTGATGATACTCATTCAAAAGTGATGAGACACATGCATAGTGTTATGGGCCCTGGCAGAATGGGTGCAGGTGGTGCTATTCAATCAAGAGGAAAGAAAAAGGATAGAGGCGGTCCTACACCTGGACCTACTAAAACTCCTGCACAAAAGGTAGCACAGCGTCGTGCTGAAGTTGCTAGATCAAAAGCAATGCAATCCTCAAGATATGATTGAGCCTATATAAGATAAACGCCTATCTAGGAGGAAACCATGGGAGCAGTTGTCGCTTTAGTAAAACCACTTCTTATGCAACTTGCTACAAGTCCTGCAGTTAAGAATCTAGTTATTTCTCTTCTTGAGAAGTATGTAAAGTCTACTGATAATAGTGTTGATGATGTACTTTTTGCAACTGTTAAAGATGCACTCTTTAAAGCACAAGCATGATTACTTGTTTAGTGACCAATTGGGGAGTAACTGTCATTTTGGGGTTACTCCTTTCTTTGTCAGAGTGGATGGCAAAGACAAATAAAACAGAAGCTAATGGAATACTGGACTTTACACAGTTATTTCTAAAAAAGGTATTGCATAAATAATACACAGGATATTAAGTTTATTGGAGTAAAAGATGTCTCTTTACGGAAGAACCGACTCAAACACAAATAAAACAAAAGCTGGAATTGGTGTTGCGGCATCGTCAATCACACCTACGATTGTTTTTGTTGATGAAACAGAAGCAGCATTAAATGAAAACCGCACCCGTGGTATTGACGGACCTGGTTGGTGGTCCTATTCCACATATACTACAGAAGCTGGTGATACCCGCCATAAAGCAGAAAAACTTGTAGCACTTGCTGATCCTGATACCAATGCTAATGAGACTCAATCTGACGATACTATCGCAGCAGATGTAGCATCGGCAGTAACCATCACTGGACAACCTGCTAACTCCACTTCTTCTAGTGGCGCGGGCACATTCACTGTTACCACCAGCACCACTGGCACACCTGGATCTCTCACCTTTAAGTGGCAGCGTCAAACTTATACTGGTACAACTTGGAAGGATATTACAGCATCTCTTGACTCTGGAATTACCTATGCAGGTTTCACAACTGCAACTCTTTCATATAGTGGACTTACTGGTACAAGTAAGAATGGTTATAAGTATCGCGTGAAGATTACATCTGCAGGTGGTACTGAAGAGATCATTTCTGATGGAGCTGCTACCCTCACATTTGGCACCTAATAGCATATGAATTTCAGCGAATTGAATGAAGGCAACTACATTCTCTTCGCTATGAAGCATTATGAAAATCCTCACTGTGTAACCAGAGAGGATTTTGATGAAGATATGAAGAGGTTTAAATATCTAAAAAGATTATTTAAAAGATATTTGAAAGGTGGGTTGCTTAGGACCCACCTTATTATAAACCACCTGATTATTCTCTATAATGTTTTTGGCGAAGCGACTACACCCTTACTTTTCTTCAAATTAGAAAGGGAATATTGGTGCATACTAAAAACTTTTTTGCTTTTCTTAAATAAATATCCAATAGGTATGATGCCAGATTTAGATATTGATGAAGACATACAAGAGGAATTATACACAATATGAACGAAGAATTAATGACAACTGGATTTACTGGCGGAGACTCGGCAACTGGTCCTACTGCTGGAATGGATCCTGTCATGAGATTTCGTAAAAAAAGAAAGAAGTCTAAACTACCTGAGCAGGCGGTACCTTCTCGTCTATTTCAATATAAGGTTTCTATTCCTACTGTCGGAGATACAGTTCTCTATGCAAATTCTCCAGCAGAGTTGATGCAAAAACTTCGTTTACTAATCAATCCTCGTTATAGAGGTGAGATTAACATTGAGCGTATTATGCCTGTTAATGCAGCTAAATTTTTCATGGATAAAAGGAGTAAGCACATGCGTAATATGCAAGAGCAAGACGATAAAGCTCTTCAACAACAAATAACTGCCCAGCAGGTTGCTCTAGAGAAGCAAAAAGTGCAGGCAAAGGTTAAAGCAATGCAAATGCAATTACAGAAAAAAGCTGCTGCTCTAAAAGCAAAGGCCAGGGTCGGTGGAGCACAACAGAGTGTAGACCAGGGGTAATATGTTTGGGATTGGTAAAGACCTAGAAGTTTTAGAAGCCAAGTTTCAAATATATGAAGATCTCTCCAAGGAGATGCTTGACAAACTTGAGAGAGCAGTAGATAAAATCAGTGAGGGTAACCAAGCAGTTGCCCTTATATTAGAGCGTCACGAAAATAGATTAGAGCAGTCTGATAAAGCAGATGCTGCGATCATAGAATTAATTAAAGGAATTAATTCTAAACTAGACAAGCTCGAAAAAAGAATTGACGATCTTTCAAAATTTCGTTGGATGACTATTGGCGTCGCTGCTGCTGCTACTGTTGTTATTGGTTCAGCTACATTCTTTGGTAATATCTTGACAGTGGGCAATGGAAATGGTAACCTAGGAATTCCTCAAGAACATCTTAAGTGATTGATAACCTTTTTCTGAATCGTGTATCTTGTCGTCTTGACAAGTTTAAGCGGATAAGAGATGGACTGTACACATTCCGATGCCCCTATTGTGGTGACTCTCAAAAGCACAAAAATAAAACCAGAGGATACTTCTACGAAAAAGGCAGTGGTCTCTCATTTAAATGTCACAACTGTGGGGTTGGTAGGTCATTTGGAAATTTTTTGAAGGACCATGCTAACGATGTATATGATGAATACGTCATGGAAAGGTATCAGCGTGGACTGACGGGAAAGCATAGAAATGTTGCTAATCCTAAAATTAATTTTGAGAAACCAAAATTTGTAAAAAGACAAACAGATCTTCCTACAATTGAATCACTAAATAGTGATCACCCAGCAAAAAAATATCTGCTAAACAGAGGTATACCTCAAGCATTTCTAAAAGACTTATATTGGGCAGATGAATTTGTTTCTTGGGCAAAACAGCAAAGATCGGGAATATTGTCAGATGTGAAAAAAGATCATTCTAGGATTATCATACCACTTCTAGATAAAGACAAGAATTGGTTTGGATTTCAGGGAAGATCCATTGATCCTAAGAATCCCCTTAGGTACATGACAATTATATTAGATGAAAATAAACCAAAACTTTTTGGATTGGATAGAGTTGATGAAACAAAAACCGTATACATTACTGAAGGACCGTTTGACTCACTCTTCATTCGCAACGCGATTGCTATGTGTGGAGCTGATGTTAATCTTGACGACTGGGGGTTTGGCGATCGTGTTTGGATCTATGATAACGAACCACGAAATAAAGAAATTGTCGCCCGATATGCCGCTACTATTGATAGAGGAGAAAGAGTCGTCATCTGGAATTCTGAGGTAAAGGAGAAAGATTTGAATGATATGGTTATTGCTGGCCGAGATGTACAACATGTGGTAGAATCAAACACCTATCACGGACTAGAAGCAAAAGTAAAATTATCTGAATGGAAGCGAGTATGAGTAACGGCATCAAAGTTGTCAAAAGAAACAGTCAAACTGAATCTCTCAATCTAGATAAGATTCACATAATGGTAGAACATGCCTGCAAAGGTCTTGCTGGTGTTTCTGAATCACAAGTTGAAATGAATGCAGGTCTTCAATTCTTTGATGGTATTGAGACTAAAGACATTCAAGAGATTCTTATTCGATCTGCAAATGATCTTATTTCCCTAGAATCACCAAATTATCAGTTTGTTGCTGCTCGTCTTTTGCTATTCAGTTTGAGGAAAGCAGTTTACAATGGACACCCAGATGGACACCCAACACTGTTGGAGCATGTACAGGGATGTATAGAGAAGGGAGTTTATGATCCTGATATACGATCAAAGTATACGAATGATGACTGGGATAAATTGAATAGTTTTATTGATCATGGGCGTGATTATCTATTTACTTATGCAGGAATGCGTCAGGTTGTGGATAAGTATTTGGTCCAAGATCGCAGCACTGGACAGATCTATGAAACGCCTCAATTCATGTATATGTTGATTGCTGCAACTTTGTTTCAAGATTACGATGCCCCACACAAAATCGATTATGTCAGACGCTACTACGACGCGATCAGCAAGCACAAGATCAACATCCCAACTCCCGTCATGGCAGGAGTTAGGACAACTCTCAGACAATTTGCAAGCTGTGTTCTTGTTGATGTTGATGACACCCTCGACAGTATCTTTAGCAGTGACATGGCTATTGGCAAGTATGTTGCTCAAAGGGCAGGCATCGGTATTAACGCGGGTCGAATCCGTGGTATCAACAGTAAAATTAGAGGCGGAGAGGTTGCCCATACTGGCGTTGTACCGTTCCTCAAAAAATTTGAGGCAACTGTCCGATGCTGCACTCAAAATGGCATCCGAGGTGGATCTGCTACGGTCCACTTTCCAATCTGGCATCAGGAAATAGAAGATATTATTGTATTAAAAAATAACAAAGGTACGGAGGATAACCGTGTTAGGAAACTTGATTACTCGATTCAACTTAGTAAACTCTTCTACGAACGATTCATCAAGAATGAATCAATGCATCTTTTCAGCCCTCATGATGTCCCTGGTCTTTACGCCGCTTTTGGCACTCCTGATTTTGACACTTTGTACACAAAATATGAAGCAGACCCAACCATCCCCAAGAAATCTATTAGTGCTCAGCAACTCATCTTGGATTTGTTAAAGGAAAGAGCAGAGACTGGTCGTATTTACATTATGAATATTGACCATTGCAACTCCCATTCATCTTTCAAGGATAAAGTTTACATGAGTAACCTGTGTCAGGAGATTACTCTGCCTACAGACCCCATCAACCATATAGATGACGCTGATGGTGAGATCGCTCTCTGCATTTTATCTGCCATCAATGTAGGTAAACTAAAGAGTCTTGATGAATTGGATAGTCTTTGCGATCTTGCAGTACGAGGGTTAGATGCATTGATTGATTACCAGGGATATCCAATTATTGCTGCTAAGCAATCCACACTCAATCGTAGATCTTTAGGTATTGGATATATTGGTCTCGCTCATTACCTTGCAAAGCACGGCGTTAAGTATGATCAGCAAGCAGCATGGAAACTGGTGCATGAGTTGACCGAGAGATTCCAATATGCTCTATTGTCATCCTCAAATAACCTCGCAAAGGAAAAAGGTAAATGTGGATACTTTGATCACACAAAATATTCTGACGGAATTCTTCCGATAGATACATACAAGAAGGAAGTGGATGATATTGTACCGAATGATCTATTATGTGATTGGGAATTATTGCGGGAAAATATTAAACAGTATGGATTGCGTCACTCAACCCTATCCGCACAGATGCCATCGGAAAGCAGCTCCGTGGTGTCAAATGCGACAAATGGAATCGAGCCACCTAGAGATTACTTGTCTATTAAGAAATCAAAGAAGGGGCCTCTTAAGCAAATTGTACCGCAATACACAACTCTTAAAAATAACTATACGTTGCTTTGGGATATGTCTGGGAATACTGGGTATATTAATGTTGTTGCAGTTATGCAGAAATTCTTCGATCAAGCGATTTCTGGAAACTGGTCCTATAATCCAGAGCATTACGAAGACTCTGAAGTTCCTGTTAGTATAATGGCACAAGACTTATTGAATACTTATAAGTATGGTTGGAAAACTTCTTATTATCAAAACACCTATGATGCAAAGAAGGATGCTCCTATTGAAGTCGAAATTAATGTTGACAAACTAATCGAAGATCTACTACAATCGGAGGAAGAAGACTGTGACAGTTGTAAAGTCTAAGCGAGTAAGAGGTATGACCGTATTTAACAAAAACAAAGTAGACACTAAAAAGCAACCAATGTTTTTTGGTGCTCCTCTTGGGGTGCAAAGATATGACACCTATAAGTATCCTGTCTTTGATAGACTCACTCAACAGCAACTTGGATACTTCTGGAGACCTGAGGAGGTCTCCCTCCAAAAAGATCGTGCAGATTATGCCAAGCTCACCGAGCAGCAAAAACATATCTTCACTTCCAACTTGAAGTATCAGATCATGCTTGATTCTGTGCAGGGTCGTGGGCCTGGTATGGCATTCATCCCCTACTGCTCGCTACCTGAATTAGAAGCATGTATGACTGTATGGGAATTTATGGAAATGATTCACAGTCGCTCATATACTCATATCATCAAGAATGTATATTCAAATCCTAGTGAAGTATTTGATACAATCTTAGATGATGAGAATGTTCTTGAGAGGGCAGCATCCGTAACAGAATCTTATGATGATTTTATTGAGTCTGCTCACCAATATGATAATGGAAATAGTTGGAGATTTGCAAATGAAGGAGTTTCTCTAGGACTTTATGATCGCATAGAATTGAAGCGTAAACTCTATAGAGCAGTTGCCAACGTTAACATTCTTGAAGGTATTCGCTTCTACGTTAGTTTCGCTTGCTCTTTTGCATTTGGTGAAAACAAACTCATGGAAGGATCAGCAAAGATTCTTTCTCTTATTGCTCGGGATGAGAATCAGCATTTAGTCATCACTCAAAATATTCTTAATAAATGGATTGAGGGAGATGACCCAGAAATGGTAGAGATTGCTAAGGAAGAGAAGGGATATGTGCTTGATATGTTTACTCGTACAGTAAACGAAGAAAAGCGTTGGGCACAATATCTCTTTAAGGATGGATCAATGATCGGTCTTAATGATCGTCTACTCAATAATTACGTTGAGTGGATTGCTAATCGTCGTATGAAAGCGATTGGATTTGATCCAATCTATGATGTGCCTGCAAAGAATAATCCACTACCCTGGACTGAGCACTGGCTCAACTCAAAGGGGCAACAAAATGCACCCCAAGAAACGGAGATTGAAAGTTATGTCATCGGAGGAATCAAACAAGACATCACAGAAAATACTTTCGCAGGATTCAGTCTCTGACACCTGGGAAAATCTTCTTGATACTGCTGGTCAACTCACACCTGATGTTTCAGATATTATTTGGGCAGCAGAAAAAAAGAAGGCATTAAAAAATATTGAGACTGTATCTGAGTAAACCAGATTTTATACAGGATCTAAAATAAATAGTAATGTAGCAAATGCTACTTTCTCAATAATATTGAGAAATACGTTCATTCGCTATTTGCGAATAGCGAACGGAAGTAAGCCGACTCGGAACGGATCGTTCATCTATGGAAATCATTCTCTGGACTTGCGTTGAAGCTCAAAAGCTTATTAACAATGCCCTTATCTCTAAATCAGTTTCTGATCAGGTAAAGGCAGAGTTAGTTGAGATTTATAAAGAACACGCACCAAAGACTTGTAAATTCATAGACGCAAAAGCCGACTGAAGGAACGCTCTTTAACCTCAAAATCTAAGGAGAAACCTAATGTCGAAAGTAGTATACCGTGGCGTTGAGTATGATACTGTACAACGCCGTCAAGCACAAGCACAAGTGCAACAACAACCTCAACAATACAATGAGACCTACCGTGGGGTCAAATTTGTAAAAGAGGGGAAGCAGGGATGACAGCAACCTATCGTGGTGTGAAGTATAATACTCACACTCCAAAACTGCAGTACCGTAAGTGGTATGCAGAAACACATGCACCATCTCATCCACCAAATAAGTATCGTGGTATTCCCTACCGTCCATGTAACAACTGGAACTGGGAGGAAAAGCAATGAAAAAACTTAACTTCCTACAATTGATTAAGGAACAAAAGCAAAAAGAGGAGCGTCGTTATCAAGCACAACTAGCACAACTAGTGGGAGCAAAATAATGATGCAAACTATCCTAACTCTAACTGCTGCTGCAGCTCTAGGGACAATCTTACTATCAACCTACATTCAATGGTTGTATAAGTATTAAGTTATATGTAAAAGATACAAATGTTAGTGAATAAACACAAAGTATACTAGATAGTATATCTTATGGAGTAGAAAGATGATCTGAAACTCTTGTTATTATTATTTTACTCGGAGGTCATTATGCATAACATAATTTCTTATAACCAACTAGCAGGGTGGAAACAATTCGAAACCACCATTGACAGATGTAATAAACAAAACGAGTTAATTAATGATTACTTTAATTGTTTAATTGAGTGTGATGACAAACAACAAACTTGTAAACGTATTTGTAAGGAGTTAATTTTAAAAGAATAATCTGGATGATAGTTTTTTCGCAATCTTTTTAACGGGGGCATGTGCCCCCTTTTTTGTCTAAATAGTTCGACAATATGCATAAGAGATCCATGAAAATTTTTCTGGACTGCTCAGATGCCGATCTAATTGAACATGCTTATGATACTGGTTTAATTGATGGTGTAACAACGAATCCATCATTAATGCGTAAGTGTGGTAAAAATCCTGTGGAAGTTATTACCGAAATTTCAAGTATCTTTCCATGGACTGCCTCAATATCAGCAGAAGTTATAGGAGAAACTGCTGGTGACATGCTTGAAGCTGCTGATGAATATCTAGAGATCGGTCCAAACATCACAATAAAAGTACCTTGCACTAGAGAGGGGTTAAAGGCGTGTAAGACGCTCTCCTCTGAGGCGGTGCCCGTTAACGTTACTCTAGTCTTCTCTGCCGCCCAGGCGATCCTAGCGGCGAAAGCGGGAGCAAAATACGTTTCTCCCTTCGTAGGTCGTCTAAACGATCAATATTGGGATGGTGTTACCTTAATTGAGGAGATTGCAGATTTATATGCAACGCATAATGTTAACACAGAAGTACTTGCTGCTTCTATTAGGGAGGCTCGTCAAGTCCCCGCTTGTTTTAGAGTGGGTGCTGATATTTGTACTATCCCTTATGACATCTTCCAGAGATTATATGATCACACATTAACTGATGCTGGAATTGCAATATTCAATAAAGATTGGGAAGACCTACAAAAATTAATTTAATGAGACGTACTTGACGATTATAGCCATTAGAAGTACAATCAACACTGTCGGGGTTGAAAATACATATGGAACAATCAAAGTTAAAAGAGTTAATAAAAGCGATCAAACTTTTAACCGAAGAATTAGAATCTGAAGTATATTCAGATACATCTAAATATCTCTATCATGATGATAAGAGGGTATCTGTAGAAGATGACGACGGAGAAACTGATTAGTTATGACAACCCTTGGATCTACAATGGGGAAGTATTTGATACAGATCATATTCAAGATTATTTTGGTTTTGTTTATCTCATACACTGCGTTGCAACTGGTCGTAAGTATATTGGTCGAAAGTATTTCTGGAGTTACCGCACACCAAGAGGAAAATCTAGAAAAGTTAAGTCAGAGTCTGACTGGAAAAAGTATTACGGATCCAGTGATGAGCTCAAAGAAGATCTCAAAAAGTACGGAAAACTACACTTTCAACGGACTATTATGAGCCTACATAAAAGTAAGGGAATCACAAATTTTGAAGAGACCCGTCAATTATTTCTCAATAATGTACTAACGGAGGCGATGTCAGATGGCATACCAGCATATTACAACTCAAACATTCTCGGTCGGTACATGCGTAAGGACTATTTTAAAACTGGACCAGATGCTTGACCTCAGATGAGGCATCTGCTATAATTACGGGGTAGTCAAGGGAGACTTTCATGAGTATCTATTTCGATCTAGTTGAAGATCCTTCGATCAAAGATCAAATGTTTGATTTGTTTATTGATCAATTGCATCTTATTGCAGAGACTTATTATGAAGATAATTCTCCTTTTGCTACTGCCCCGACTGGTCCAGTAGCTCAGTGGAATAGAGCAACTGCCTTCTAAGCAGTCGGTCGCTGGTTCGAATCCAGCCTGGATCGTTGTCCTTCGGGACAAATAGGTCCAATAGAGGTAAAGTCTATGACTACAGCACAAAAATTCTCATCTGTTATTGACATTCTTTGGAGTGCCATTAATCGAGATATTATTCTTGACGCCGAGTATCCTAACATTTATAATAAAGTCCTTAAACATTATGAGGATCGCGGCGTTGATTTCTATGGTGATATAGACGAGGATTACGATATCCTCTTAACCAAACTTGAAACAGACCTAACACCACATTATGCCTAAAAAAGCGAGTGTTCTTCTAGAACGTTTTCCTTATCGATATGTCTCTGTTGGGGTGCTCGATAACGGGCACCTCGATTATCGAATCCAAAAAGTAGATTCCTACACTGGAAAATATCGAGACATGTATCTTTGTGATAATGAGATGCAAATTTTAACAGCAATTGAAGATTTTGAATACACTAAATGGTTAGATCCCGATCGAGTACCTTGTTACATTAAAGACGACTATGACTCTGAAAACTAATTTTACTGTTGCAGTAGATGCACTCCGAGATGCATTTAAATCTGCTCTTGACGATCCAAATTTTTCTGACAATACTCTTTCAGAAGTTTGGCGGCATTATCTTGGAATGCAATCCATTCTCAAAAATCTTCCTAAAGAGTATAACTATACTCTAACTAAGAATGAAAATGGAGATGGGTCCGTTAACTTCAATTTTACTGGACTTGATGAATATCCTTATCCTGCCGCTGATACAGTACCGATACCGATTTTTGGTAATATGGGTGAAGATGTAATTACATTTTCCTAGTCTTTGCCAATAGACTTTAAACTAGATGGTTGCACCCGTAAGGCAGATGTCCATACGCATATGTTAAGGTTTCCAATTTCCATCAAAAATTGGTGGTGCGGATGGGACTCTCTCCCGCCTGGTTTCTGGTCCAGTCAAAACCAGACCTTGCACATGTGGCGGAATTGGTAGACGCGCTGGGTTTAGGTTCCAGTGATTTAATCGTGGAGGTTCAAGTCCTCTCATGTGTATTATAAGTAAATCAAAACAATCAGCGGCTTGACGCTCCTTTATTTTTGCTATATAATTATGTTGTAAAAATTTACAAAACAACATGACTGTAACTAAAAATGAATGGGGTCAAGCAAACATGTGGGCAAAAGAGCCTTCTATGTACATGACCAAAGAAGATCTTGACCGTTACGGTATCGAACCATATGCCGAAAAGGCGGAGAAAACTAATGGACGCTGGGCTATGGTCGGTATTATTGCTGGGTTTATTTCTTATGCTCTCACTGGTAAATTATTCTTCGGCGTCTTCTGATGAGTAGTGGTTATGTTGGGGTGCCTGCTCCTGAAGTTTTAGAAGATGATCCTTGGTTTGGTCCTGCACCATGGACTGAGAAATCTTTTGCTATCAAAAAAGCGAGACTTCAAGCAGAAATGGATATGCAATTACTTCCTGAATATTCTGAGCCCCAACCAAAAGAACCAGAAAATATTCATCAAGTAATCTATGAAATTGCAACAAAAAATGTTGCAACTACTTTAGCACTAGATCCATTCCCATCTTTAGGAGGATCTGAAAACTTTCAAGGTGGATGGATGTCTGGCGTTGGTCCCCATAATGTGCTATAATGACGATCTAATGTAAAGTTTTATTATGGATCACACAATCGTTGAAATTCTTGTCGGTTATGTCGTTGCAGGAGCACTGATTCTCGGAGCACCAGCAATCTTCTTTCTGATCGTATTCATGCCGTCTCTGATGAACACCAAAGGTGCCGTCGTCGGATATAAGATTCACCGTGACTATGGTGATACTTCAATCTACTCTAAGGTAAAGTAATGTTCACTAGTTTATTCGCAGTATTATTTGCTGTGTTACAATTTGTACAAGTGCCACAATGGGATAATGATTGGAAAAAATGTTCGGTTGCCGTACCTGACACTGCTTGTCATTGGTACGTGGTCAATCCTGATAACACTTTTGGTAAGGGATTTAGTTGGATTACTGCACCCGTCTACGACGTTGCAGCAGTCTACGACATTGGAAAAACTCATGATCTCACCGTCGCAAAGGGATACCAGACTACGGTAGAATTAATGAATGCCGAATCTGGAATTAAATACGGAGATGATTACTGATGATTGGAAATCTTGAGCCAGAAGAAAGGGTGATGTCAGACATACCTACTTCCACTAATACCAGTGACATGCTTGGACAATTTGCTTCAGTTCTTACTGAATTGATTACGTCAGGTGACTGGGACCATAACACCAAACTGGAGGTTAAGCTTGCAGGCACCCTAAAGAATGACAAGTTTATTGTCATCAAACCAATTAAAGAGAGAATGATTTGTAATCCGAATCCAGACCTTAAACAACAACATCCTTATAAAAATGAATTATCCTGAAATTGTACCTGATGTTAGTTTTAAAGTCCTTATTGACGGAGAACTTGTAGATCGTAACACCCAAGATTATTTTGCTGGAAAAAAGGCAATCGTCTTCTCTTTGCCTGGGGCATTTACACCAACATGCACCACTAAACAACTTCCTGGGTATGATTTTGCTTATGCAGAATTTGCAAATCTTGGATATAATTACTGCTACTGTATCAGTGTTAATGATCCATTTGTCATGAATACTTGGAGAGAGTCACTTGGAATTGTCTATGTTGATATGATTCCAGATGGAAATGGCATCTTTACTGGACTGATGAATCAGTTAGTGTTGAAAGAAAATCTTGGATTTGGATATCGCTCTTGGCGATATGCTGCAGTAGTAGAAGATGGCAGAATTGTCAAACTTTGGGAAGAGCCTGGGAAAGAAGATAATCATCCAGAAGATCCTTATACAACTACGGATCCTCAAACTGTTCTTAATTACTTAAAGGAGAAAACAAATGACTGAAAGAGCTGAGCGTATTAATGGTTGGGCAGCAATGATTGGAATTGTATCTGCCATGGTAAGTTATGCACTAACTGGACAAATTATTCCAGGAGTGTGGTAAATCTAAAAGACCCCCTTAAGGGGGTCTTTTTTTATAAATATCTTGGTGTTTAAGGCATGACCGATGACCCTAGATCTTCATAACTTTTTTAAATTTTACGACGAAAAAAATTCAAATCACGTAGCAGCAGTTCAGTGGTTAGAGGATAACCTACCTGCTCAATTTTTAGATGATGGAGAATCTGACTGGGTTGGTATTTTCCGAACGAAGCCCCCAACACCAGAAGTTCTTGCAGTCCCATATTTTAATCAAGTAGATAACTACAGAGATGCACAAAGAACTTGCAATAGTTCGTCATGTGCAATGTGCCTTGCTTTCTTAAAGCCTGGCAGTATCAAAGGTGACGATGAATATGTTAAGAAAGTATTTGCGATTGGCGACACGACTGACCATGCGGTACAAACGAAAGTTTTATCAGGTTATGGAATTAAGTCACACTTTAGTTACAATCTTTCTTTTGCTGATATTGATAAAAGTCTCGATGCTGGGAAACCTGTTGTTATTGGTATCCTTCACAGGGGTTCTCTTTCTTCACCTACTGGTGGGCACATGTGTGTTGTGATTGGCAAGACTCCAGATGGTAAAGGATACTTTATTAATGATCCATATGGTTCTCTCAATGATAACTATACTGGTCCCGTAACAAACGGTAAGAAGACCGTTTACACGAAAGCAGTTCTTAAGCACCGCTGGTGTCCAGGAGGCAACGATGGCTGGGGCAGAATCTTCGACTGAATTCAAAAGAAAGATCTTACAAAGAATTAAAGATCTGATAAACCAAGGCAAACACGCAGAAGCAAATCAACTTTATCAAAAATACTTTGGAGGCAACAATGGCAAGAGTTGACTTACATAACTTCTTTCAGTTCTACGACGAGAAGAATCCCAACCACGTCAAAGCAGTACAGTGGTTAGAAGATAATCTCCCCGCAAAATATCTAGAAGATAATGTTGACTGGGCTGAAATTTATCGCGGAAAAAAGACTAGTGCTGCACCAGCACCTGCTGCTGCAGCTCCTGTAACAGGTGGTGATGATATGCCACAGATGGGTATCAAACTCATCAAAGAGTTTGAAGGATGTCACCTCAAGGCATATCCTGATCCTCTCACTGGTGGACTTCCAATCACTATTGGTTGGGGATCTACTCGTAAGAAGGATGGGTCACACTTTAAGATGGGTGATACCTTAACACAGGCAGAAGCGGATGCACTTCTTATTGAGCAGTGCAAGAATGAGTTTCTTCCTGCACTTCGTAAAGTACCACATTGGA